CTAAATCCACGAACACAACCAGTAAATGAAGTTGTGCCAATTCCTGTATATGTAATGATCTCATCATCAATTTTAAGTAATCCATATTTACTTGGATAACCTTTGGTGCTATCGACAAAAATTGTAGATGAATAAGACTGAGTATCTGTTGATAATCCAGTAAATTCAGTCAGTGCAGCACCGACATAAGTTTGAAGTTTTGTATATCGATCTAAATTTTCAGCAATATTCGTTGAACCTCCCTGATATTCTTGGGAAATGTAATATTGCTTCATGAAATCCACAAAAAGTGGGCTTTCTGTTTGCACAAACTCAGGTAACTGATTTTCAATTACCTGATTAATTTCGACTCTTTGTATTGATGTGTCAATCATTAATATCCGCCGCCAGAGCTAGATCCACCGCCACCACCCGATGATGTGGGTGTGCTGGTTGTGGTTGTACTTGTTGTGGTTGTACTTGCGTATGTTCCACCAGTTGTAGTAGTCGTTGAAGTTCCAGACGCTGTTGAAGGAAGCAACGTGGTGGTTGAGACTGGAGAATTTGACTTGCGAGTAAATGTTGGAGTATAATAACTATGAATATGAGGAAATCTTGATCCTGATGTATTTTCACCAGATGCGATTACATCTTCAAACATCTTAATGGTCGTATTTGACATATCAAGTTTAATGTATAAATCTCGAAGACCAACAACATCATTTGAATGAGGAATTGCTTGAATTTCAACCACGTTATTTGCAATCACTGTTGATGTTATATTACAAGTATCTATAAGAACTTCACCAATCAAATATTTAACTGTTCCAGCATTTTTCTTAATAATATTTGGAGTTCCACCTTCTGTGTATGTAAAGAAGAACATACGACCTGTTTCACGATCAACGACCTCATCAGCCATATAAACAATTCCCGTTACACCCTCAATTGTAAATCCAGTTGAGACAACATTATAGGCAGACTCTTGACTATGAATATGATTACCAAAACAAACCTCATATTGAGCAAATTGTCCGATCACCGCCTTTAAATTACGTCGAATTGTGACCAGAGTGATATTTGATGTGATTGATGAATCAACACTATCAATTAATGATATTGCCTTACTATATTTGAATCGACCACCAAACTTATTTACATCAATTGATCTTGAATATTGAGTTAGTGCGTTTGAAACGCCAGTCTTAAGATTCTCAACATTATCATTTAGACTTGGATTATAATATGGATTAACTTGAAGTTCAACATACAGGTATTTAAGATCAAGAAACTCTGGCACGATACCAGCAACTGCATAACTCTTTAACTTTTGAATTAACTCTCTTTTTGTCTCATCTGATAGGAAATCACCATTTCGAGGTTTAACTGAAAGAAAGACTTTACCAAAACGAGGTGGAGACATCTCTTCACCACCAAAAGCAGTTACAGATTCAACGTTCGGATAAATGAAACCTAAAACTGACTCATAATCGGATGACGTAACCGCACGATACTGTGAAGAGTAAATTCGAGGTGCATAATACTTAATTGATGATATTGATTCGATATCATCACCATCTCTTGATTTTTCATCCGTTGTGACAAGACCAATTAATGCTGAATTAATTGATCCACCATCTTGATTTGTAATATTGCCAACAAAACTAAACTCAGAAGCACCATTTCCACCTTTTCCGTCTGATACAACGTAAGTAACTGTAATCACATTTGAATTATTCAATTTTTTACCAATTACGTTGTCACCAAATATCAACTCATATCTTTCATCTTCAATTTCTTGTAATAGATAAGAATTTGATGTGGATGTCACACCTACAATGTTATCAATTTGTTTATATGTAACAGAAGAAGTCGCTGATGATGATGGTTTAACTCGAACTTTAATTGTTGAGGTATCGATAAACGAGTTATCTAAAAGATATTTCTGATTGAATAAAGAAGTATCAACAGTAAATTCCTGTGTTACAAAATTACCCTCAAAGATTTCAATATTACTAAATTCAGCAACTCCATTCACAACAGGGATTGTAATACTCTCTGGAAGACAAAAGATATAGTTTGTATTGTCACCAGCACCATTACAGACGATGCCAGAGTTTAATGTGAGTGTAGATGTATCAACAAGGCCATCTACAAGGAATGATATTCTTGCTCTTGCAGATCTTCTTGATCTTGGAACGTATCCAATATTTCTAGCAAGTGCAACAACATTTTCTCGAAGTGTAGCGGAGTCGAGAAAACATTCGTTTGCTGCCATATTTGTATTATATGCAGTCGTATATGTATTATATGCTAATGCGTCGATAATGATCGAAAGGTTTGACCCTTCAAAATCATAATCAGTAAAATTCGTGTTTGCCCTCAAATAATCTTTGATGGACTGTTTAATTTGATCAAAATCTAAATTAACGTATTGACCGAAAGCCATTATACTCTAGCTGGGAAAAGAAGAACATCCAC